CCAGGGAGCGACATTGACCCTGCCTGCCCTGACCAAGGTACCAGGCTACGTGATAGCCGACCAGGGAGCGACATTGACCCTGCCTGCCCTGACCGAATCAGGCTACGTGAGAGCCGACCAGGGAGCGACATTGACCCTGCCTGCCCTGACCAAGGTACCAGGCTACGTGATAGCCGACCAGGGAGCGACATTGACCCTGCCTGCCCTGACCGAATCAGGCTACGTGATAGCCTATCAGGGAGCGACATTGACCCTGCCTGCCCTGACCAAGGTACCAGGCTACGTGATAGCCTATCAGGGAGCGACATTGACCCTGCCTGCCCTATATTCTATTAAAGACATGATAAGAATCGAATCCAATTCAGAACTTGAAAAACAGTTATGGAAGAAATTTTCTAAAAACGAATGGACATTGAATGAATTTTCGTCAGAGTGGTTGTGTAAAAAGAGAGGAAATTTTAAATATTACCTGAACAACGTAAATTTTACACGCGAATGGTTCATGAAAATCAGGTTCGATCAGCTTAAAGCATCAGAAGTATTTGCCATTGACAATATTGAACATCGTCGCATTGCTTATCAGTTTATGGATAAAACAAAGATGAAGGAACTGGAAGATTTTGAGGTCTTGGATAGAGTTGAAAATGATGGATACGGTTATCCTATGCAAATAGTATCATTCACTGTCCAGAACATGTCTGAGAAACTTAAATTTATGAATGTTTTTTGTCCATCTACCGGAAGGGAGTATTATATTGGGACAAACGCAACCACGTGTGGTGCAGCAAAAGCAGCATCTTTTGGACTAACGGAGGATGAGGCAGAGTTTGTTAATGAATGGTAATGTTTAAAATTTCTGTCAAAAATTTATAGGATGGAGCCACTATCTTTTAAATCTACACTTATCGTAATTTTTATCTTTCTTATTCTTTTTGGTTTTTTAATTTGGATGCTTGTAAGTTGGGGAAAGAAGTTTAAACGTCAAAAAGATACCGAAAAATTTGAATACGATATGTTTTATCTTTGGCTGAAAGCCTGTATTGAAAAATACGAACTTCACCGGGATAATTACAGTTTCCTTAAAAGTAAACTTTTGGAACTATCGGAGCTGAAACATAAAGACGTTGAACGTACGCAGGTATTAACTACGATGCTTTACAGGCGATTTGAGAGGTTTTCGCTTGACGACATAGGCCCGGAAGAGCATAGTATTTATGCATGTTTTGGGGAATCTGACTGGTATTGATTATGTTTGTAGATATGAATAATATGTATTATCTTTGTGAGTGGATAGTCCGGGGTAATTGCCGGATGACAAGGGAACCGAACGCCCTTCCACTCATTTCGTTCGGATTTATTAATAGTTCGATAATATGAAAGAAATAAAATTAACACAAGGGAAGGTCGCATTAGTAGATGATGAAGATTACGAGTATTTAAATCAATTTAACTGGTGTGCAATTAAATGTGGGGGTTTATTCTATGCACGGAGGCATGAAAATAATAATGGTAAATATAGAAAAGTATTTATGCATAGATTTATTTTAGATGCTCCAGTAGGGTATGAAGTAGATCATATTAATCATAATGGGCTTGATAATCAACGCAATAATATTAGAATATGTACTATTAGCCAAAACAGAAGTAATGCACAATCAAGAGGAAGTTCTGTATATTTGGGTGTTTGTATTATGAAAATTAAGTATAAGAATAAAACATATTCATATATTACTGCACATATCGCAAAAAACAAAAAGAGCAAACATTTAGGTGTGTTTAAAACCGAAGAAGAGGCAGCACTCGCCTATGATAATGCAGCAAGAGAGTATCATGGTGAATTTGCAAACTTAAATTTTAAACAATGAGAATGAGTATAATAATTCTTTTCTGCTTTTTGACATTACGGCTTATCGCTCCTTCAAATCATATTATTTACTTAACGGAGCTGGAAGCGATAAAACCGTATGAAGCAATAATAAGGGCTGTAACAATTGTTGAAAGTGCAGGGGATACGTACGCATTAAACAAGAGAGAGGGTGCGTATGGGTCTTTGCAGATAAGGCAAATTAAACTTGATTGGTACTATAATAAAACTGGTATCTGTTATAAACTAACTGACTGTTTCAAGGAATCCGTAAGCCGTGAAATATTCATTTATCACATGAGCCAGTATTCAGATATAGAAGAAGGCATAAAAAAATGGAATGGATCTGGTAAAAAAACTATTGAATATTTGATTAAGGTTAAAAAGATATTATGACAGACTATAAGATAAATGATTTTGGTGAGGCTAAATTAATAGTCGAAAAAAGAGGAGATAAAAGAGAAATCATTTGTAGCGGTCGGATTACGATGGTTGATAAAAAGATGATTTGGTTCACGGATAATGAAGGTTATCCGTATTTAGTCGAAAGAAAGAATTTTTAATTTACTCCTGGGACATTTGAAAATAAGATAAAATAGAAATTATGGCATTAAAAGAACAATTAAGAGACGCATTAGAAGATATGGTTTATCAATTTGGTTACAGAGGCATAATTAAAGGGAAACCGACCATTCATTCAGGAGGATTATCCGCATTGGAAATAGCATTTGAAGCGTTGGGATGGAATGATCCGTATATTCTGCCAGAAGAAAACAATACTTGTGAAGTCGAGGGTTGTATGTGTGAAATATCATCTGGACAGAACTGGGGCGATATGTACTTAAGATTATGCAGAGAACATAGTAGAGATTGTTTTAAGAATGAAACTCGTCCGCCAATCAAAGAATATGCGAAGAAGCGAGAGGCCATGAGGGATAAAAAGACAGGACGATTAAACGCAATATTGTCCGAATAATTTTTAATTCATAAAAAGAGCAGATAAAACTAATTAAACAAGAGAGAAGATGAAATATTATTTTGATGATTCAGATGATTCTGGTACTTGTTATACTCTTGACTATTTTAAGGAACAGTTGGAAGAAGATCAACTTCCTGAAATGAAATTAAGACTTGCCAAAATGGTTAGGGGTGAATCGTTTTTCTATTGTAGTTATTTTCAGGATTGCGCCGAAAAGAATGATTGTACTTGTGGAAAATTTAACTGTGAAAAATATGATCCTCGTAATGGTAAAAATGGTAGATGTAAACATCATAAAAATTGTTATGAGGCAACCGATGAAACTATTACAATAAAATTTAACCCCAAATAATCCATACAATGAAAACAGTTAAACAGTTTGTAAAACTTATTATTTATCCATTTATCATACGGAATAAAATAATCAAAATGATAAAAAGGACAACGGGAGAAAGAAATTATTTTAAAGATGTTCTAAAACGGGAAACTACAACAGAACTAGATGTGAAATATCTTGAAAGCAGAATTGAAATAAAAAATGAGGTTTTATATCAATTAAGAAATTTATTATAAAAAGATTACCCCATGAAACAAGATTTAATAATAGCAAAGCAGGAATCCCGAATTAGGGAAGTTATAGATGCCTTAAAGAACAGAATCTGTAATACAGCTTATTCACAAGAAACAATTTGTAATAATCTCGATACTTTTAGAGACGAGATTATATCATATTTAAAGCAAGACAATTCAGAGACAGAAGTTCATTTTATTCAAACAAGAAAATTAACCGATGAGGAATGGTTACGGTTGCCCAAAGAAGAAATCCTACAACTCTATAAAAATTGTTATAAAATGCTCCAAAACTATATTGGTTTATCTGGTGAAAAAGTAGAAGATATTCCGACAATTACCACGACTGATTTTGAGATTAAAAAGCCGGGTGACCAGTTTAAAGGAAAATACCCATTTATTTCAGAGGAGCAAGCACACTATTCTTCTATAAAAAAAGCGGAAGAAGAAGCATTAAATAGATTTGATCTATGGGTTAAAAAGAACAAAGCAGGGTATCATTATGCTGATGTCCATAATACAATAATTGATTATTTTAAGATACTTTCAATTATTGATTTGTCGGATGAAGAAATTGAAGAAGAAGAATATCACGAAATTCACGATGATATTATTGAGGCAAAAAGAAACGGAGAAATTGAATAAAATAAATTATATTATGAAAGATATTAATTGTCCTTATTGTAATGCAGAAATAGACATAAATCATGATGATGGCCATGGATACGAAGAGAATGAATTACATCAGCAAGAATGTAACAAGTGTGGAAAGGTGTTTGTATTCACTACTTATATATCGTACAGTTACACGCCTTATAAAGCTGAATGTTTAAATGGAGAACCTCATGATTATAAATCTACTCATACGTATCCAATTGAATTTACAGAAATGGAATGTACGATGTGCGGTGAAAGAAAAAACCCCACCAAAGAGGAAATGGAAAATATAAGAGGTATTAATAAAAAAGTAATGATATGAAAGAACCAAGATTTGATGAGAAAGGTTGCCATAATTGCAATCATCATAATATGAATCATAAACCCTGTGACATAAATACTATTTGTCAGCAAGGTTGTGAATGGGAAGTTATCCCTGATCCGTTATCTGTATTTAAGTTGCCAGAGAAAGAAGTGCCATTGACGGCGGAAGAAATGTCACTGAAAGATAAAATTCTGGAAGAGGCAAAGAATGGCAATATAGTTGTTTCAACTTCTGAAGGGCTTATGGCATATTCATTAAAGGAAGTTGTAGAACAACCAACATCAGGACTTCTGTATGACCTTAATAGAGATCAGGCAACAATATTAACGTTTATTAATGATCCAAAATGGATAAATGATTATGCTTGTTATCAGGTGATCTGTGAATTAAAATCAAGACTTGATGCCTCTAAATTTCAGCCAAAGGAGATAGTGTTGCCTTCAGATGAAGAAATTATGGTTTATTTTAATAAGCATTCAAGGCATAGAAACGACAGCCGTTTTATAAATATAGATATTCCTATAATGACAAGAGGCGATGTATTAGAATTTGCAAAGTGGCTTCGTAATTTGATTAAGGAACAGAATAAAGGAGTTATAACATCAAAAGACCTTAGCGACATTGACCAGGCAAATGATGAGCGTAAATAATTTTGTTTGTTAAATAGAAAAGGTTTAATTTTGTTGCTATGAATAAACACGAATGTACGATTTTTATCAGCGAATTTTTATGTAATGAATGTAAATTATGCAGTAATAAAAAATGCAAAAATAAACAGTCATGATAAAGTTAATTTTTGTAATATTAATAATTGTAAGTATAATATTTATGTTTTTTATCTGGGATTGGCTTGATGATAAATTTGGGAAGGCATGAAAGAATCTAATCTATTATACGATTCCCCTCCTGATGAAGCCTGGTTCTTAAAGTTCGCTACACTTTTCTTGCCAGCTGATCATCGGAAGATTCTTAACAGGCAACCGGAAATTTTCAGGTGCAATAAATGTGGCTTAAATTACATAAGATTTGTTTTAAATAAGAAGGTAATGAGTAATTAAATGGCAGCACCAAAAAACAATGAATTTTGGAAACTTCGATCGAAACATGGAAGAGATAAAATCTTTGAAACCCCTTCTATAATGGTTGAGGCTTGTTATGAATACTTTAAATGGTGTGAAGAAACCCCATTGATAGAAGTTGATTTTAGAGGCTCAAATCCTCCTGTTAAAGTTGAATTACCCAAAATGAGAGCTTATACAATGCAAGGATTAACTTGCTTTCTTCATGTAAATACAGTTTACTTTAATCAATTTGAAGATTCTTTGAAAGGAAAAGACGATGAAATAAGTAAAGATTTTTCTAAAGTCATTACGCATGTGAGGGAAATAATATCAAATCAAAAGTTTGTTGGTGCTGCTGCTGGGTTCTTAAATCCAAACATTATAGCTCGTGATTTAGGGCTTCACGACAAACAGGATATTGAACATTCCGGGGGTATAACGTTGAATTTTGATGCTGATGATAAAAACGCATGACATTTCAAAAGACCATAAAGCAAAAAGAGGCAGTAAGGTTAATGGGAGACAAACCAAAGTACGCATTATTGTACGGAGGCAGTCGAAGCGGAAAGAGTTTTATAATTATCAGGCAGATTATCATTCGAGCCTTAAAGGAACCTGGTTCGAGACATTTAATAGTCAGATTAGCTTTTAATCATGCCAAGCAATCTTTATGGCACGACACAATTCCGAAAGTATTAGCTTTATGTTTTCCCGGTGTTCATCCGATAGAAAATAAAACCGATTGGTTTCTTCAATTTTCTAACGGATCTGAAATATGGCTCGGAGGACTTGACGACAAGGATCGTACTGAAAAGGTATTAGGGAACGAATACGCAACAATCTTTGTCAATGAGGCATCTCAGGTTAGTTATGAATCATACAGCACTCTCTTAACTCGTTTGGCACAAAATACAGGACTTGTTAATCGAATATATGTAGACTGTAACCCCCCGGCAACCACTCACTGGATTTATAAGCTGTTTATTAAGAATGTTAATCCAGATACCGAAAAGCCAGTCAATATTGAACTATATTCTCACATGAGGCTTAATCCTGATGACAACATCGAAAATTTGCCATCTGACTATATTGAAACAGTTTTGGGAACTTTATCAACAAGACAGCAAAAAAGATTCAGGTATGGTGAGTTTCTTGATGACATCGAAGGAGCTTTATGGACATGGGACATGATCGAAAAGAATAGGGTAATGGAATTGCCTCAACTTATAAGGGTAGTTATTCCGGTTGACCCAGCGGTGACAAAGAACGATCAATCAGATGAAACGGGTATTATTCCAGTAGGGAAAGGTGATAATGGACACTTTTATATTTTAGGAGACTATACAGGAAAATATACACCCGAACAAACAGCCCGAAGGATTAACCAGGCTTTTGATGACAAACAGGCTGATACGGTTGTTGGTGAAGTAAATAACGGTGGTGATTACATAGAGACGGTTATCCGTTTAGTTAATGGGAAGATGCCTTACAAGTCGGTACATGCATCACGAGGTAAAGCTACACGAGCTGAACCTATCGCATTGCTTTACTCGCAAGGTCGAATACATCATTACGGCAGTTATTCCAAATTAGAAGACGAAATGACGACTTGGATACCAAACTCAGGAGATAAAAGCCCGAATAGGATAGATAGTCTTGTATGGGGAATTACAGAATTATTACAAGGAGAATCAGAAACGCCATTATTATATAATTAATTATTGAGATTATGGGAAATTATTATGAGCCAATAGGCATTGTTCTTAGCCCTAATGATATAAATAAATTAAAACCTAGAAAAATGGAAAATTTTATAACAGACATTATCAATGAGCAAATTCAAAAATTAAATGATGAAAAGGAACGTCTTATTATTGCAAGAATTAAAATAATAATTGGCGAAGATATTGACATCAAAAAGGAAGTGCGAAAAATGTTTCCCAGAATCGCATGTAAATTTTCACAAATAGATAAGTCTGAAGCTTTCTTTTGGAATGACGGTACTTAATATGGCAAAGAAATAATTACTTTTTATCCACTTGAGCCAGAATTTGATTATAATAACCTAAAGATGACAATAGGCATTAAGTTTATATAAATGGCTATCTATACTCCGAAAGAATACATTGAGATTTTTAAAAAGAAAGTTTCAGCAATGACGATAAAACGGAAATGCAGATCGGGATTGTTGCCTTCAGGACATATTGCAAAAAAATTACCCGGCAAAACCGGCGGGTGGATAATTGAAGTAAAAGATAAATAAAAATAACTATCATGACAAAGGAAGAAAAAGAAAAACAAAAGTCGGCTGCCGTAATGTTGACTACAATAGCAGAAGACATTATATTGTACAGTAAAAAAGGGATACCTGTTAAGCTTATTATTTCGGCAATAAATACGGGGTTAGCTGAAGGCCCTAATGATTCTTCGGGATGGAAGACCGTATATTCGTTAGGGGGGAAGATCTTTTCATATTGACATAGATTTTCCAAATACAATTACTTTATCTGAAGCAATAAGGGGAAAGTCTTGTAAGATTAAAAATGTAAAAGACTCAAAATGAAAAGGATTATTTTATTATTAAGTTTAATCTGTTTGTTTTCATGCGACAAACAAGAGCGGTGCGCAATTTGCACAACGACCATGTATATAAACGGCAGCACTGAAGGCGTTGTCGTAAAAAAAATAATGGTCTGTGATAAAGACTTAGAAGCATTAAACGGTCGTGTTGACAGATTAATTGAAGAAGATTGTGCGGAAATTACAATGATAAGCATTACCCGGTGTGAATAGTGTTTAAACTTAAACAGAATCATGAAAAACATAGCTTAATATTTTTCTATTTGGTGTTATTTTGTATTATACACCAAAAGTTATTTTCATGGGACTTTGGGATTCGGTCAATAAATTGTTTGGACGCTCACAACTGTTTGATATAGTTATACAAAACAATTCAAACAGCGCTATTTACCCTGATGTTAAATCAAAATATTACACTGACACTTTTACAAGCAATAATGATGTTTTCTCTGTAATATCGAAAATAACCAATCCCGCATCAAGGATCCCGGTTACTCAGGTAAACAAAAAAACACTTGAAGAACAATCAGGTTATGCCCTTGAACTTTTAAACAAGCCAAATCCTTTTCAGTCCCAGCAAGAGTTCATCAATCAGTCTTTAACAACTTATAAGATTTACGGAGAGGGTTTTGTTGCGGGAGAAAAACCGGAATTTGGTTTAAGAGCCGGTAAGCCTACGCGTTTAGACAGCCTTCCTCCGCAATGGATAGAACTTGTAATCGGGACATTCTTTGAACCCATTATAGGGTATAGGTTGCTTTTAGGGCAGCAGGAAGTTAAGTATTCTTTCTCCGATGTTATGCATTGGAAAACATTAAATCCAGACTTTCAGTTATCAGGCGAACACCTGCGGGGGTTGAGCCCTCTTAAACCACTTTTAAAGGCCGTTGCTGCTTCTTCTTCGGGTTATGACTCGATGGTTTCAATGTTTCAAAACATGGGAGCCTATGGAATGCTTACTATACTTGGAGTTAAAGAGGATGACGGTAAATATTCAGGGCAACCAAAAACAAAGGAACAAATGTCTGAACTTGAAAATAGTTTCAGGCGTAAATTAATGGGCAGTTCAAATAGGGGTAAGATATTTGCAACAAATAAATCGGTTCAGTGGACAAATTTTGGGCTCAATTCTGTTGATATGAATATTCTTAACTCGATAACTTTTTCTGGCGGTGCTTTGTATGATGCTTATGATGTTCCGGATATTCTTAAATCAGGGTCACAGAGTAAGACTTATTTAAACTATCAGGAGGCACAAAAGGCGCTTTGGAACAATGCTATTATTCCTACTCTTGACGGTTTTTATCAGAAGTTAAGCGGTTGGCTCATGCCGTTGGTTGGTGAAGAAGATACTGTATTCATGCCTAACTATGATGATGTACCGGCACTTCAGGAAGATAAAATGAGTTCAATAAACTGGATGATAAAAGCCGGATTAACAGGCAATGAGATAAGAGCTGCTTTGGGTTATGATGAATTGCCTATTGATAACATGGATATTCCATTAGTTTCGGCAGGACTTCAGCGGGTTGACGAAATAGGATTAGTTCCCGATATGGGAATTACAGAACAAGTAATGAAAATATTAAAACTCACAGATTACCGTGAAGATAAAAAAGAATAAACCATTACAGCGTTCTTTGGAAAAATTGTACTGGAGAGAGACAAGAAAGGTTCTTGCAAAAATCAGACAGCCGTTAATAGATCAAGCTGAACATTCCGATCCGGAGACTTTACGAATGATGCTTCCGCATTTGCTGTTAAATCAGCCGTTGGTAGATCATCTCATAAATATTTGGGGAAAAGTAGGCGGTAGGTTTGCTTTTGATACTGATAAAATAATTAACTCAGGAAAGAAAGCAGTAAAGAAACTACAATCAGAATATGAAGCCCAGATGAGGGCTTATGCTTATCAAAGGTCTTTATTAAAAGCAAGGAAGATTTTAACTACTCAGCAAGAAGTTATCAATAGGGTAATTACTGAAGTGGTAGATAGAAGCATTAATGAGGGATTAAGTATTTACAATACCCGCAGGTTAATGCAGGAAGAGTTAAGTGGAGATGCTTTAACGTCTATTGAAAATTATCAAGCTGAAAGAATTGCAAGAACTGAAGTTAATGGAGCCAGTAATACAGGAAGTTTTGAAGCCATGCGTGAAATGGGTATTGATGCGAAAAAAGAATGGTTAACAAGTGGATTACCAAATGTAAGGGAGACACATCAACATTATGAATCTCTTGGCGCTGTTGAGATGGATTACGAATATGCACCTGGATTACAGTTCCCGGGTGATGAAAACGGAGAGGCTGAAGAAATAATAAATTGTCGTTGTACGATTATTTATAATACAGAGAATTAAATAAAAGGTTATGAAAGAATTTATTGGATGTAATTACGAAATAAAGGGACTTAATGATAAGGGCGTTGTGAGTTTTTATGCCAACGCTTTTAATAACATGGATACCGATAGAGATATTTCTTTACCTGGTTCTTTTGCTAAGACAATCGCAGAAAATAGTAAAAGGATAAGGCATTTTAAATATCATGATTCACGGCAAATGCCGGGTGTTATTATTGACATTAAAGAAGATCAGGTCGGGTTACTTGTTACGTCTCAGTTAATTCTTGAAACTCAATTAGGAAAAGAAACTTTTGAAGAGTATAAAGCAATGTTTGCTGCCGGGAAACAGATGGAACATTCGGTCGGTGTTAATGCTATAAAATACGAGGTTACTGATCCTGATGATTGGCAAAAAAGAGTAAGAACTGTATCAGAGTGGAAACTATGGGAGGTATCGACTTTGACAGCATGGGGAGCAAATGACAGGGCCTTGGCTGTTTCTCTCAAAAGTCTTGAAGAAGCGAGCCGGGAAGATATTGAAAGAGATATAATATTTTATAAGTCTCTTTTAAACATCAATACTTATTCTGAATTAAAGTTGGAACAAATTGAAAAACAAATCGCATTTCTTGACAAGCTAAAAGCCGGAATGCAGTCGGAGCGAAAGGCCACCACTGACATAACCACTTTGGAAGAGTTCAGAAAGGCACTGAATTTAAAATAATAATTTAAAAAGTAAAAAAGTGGAAAAAGAATTAAAGGAACTTACCGAACAGCTCAATGCAAAGATGGCCGACTTTCAGAAAGCCAACGAAGCATTAAAAATACTGCTCGAAGGTAAGGTGGATGCAACCAAACTGGATGCACTCCAGAAAGCTGCCGACAAAGCCGGTAGTGATGTTGTTAAACTCAATGAAGAGTTTGAGAAGTTTCAGACTAAAATGAAATTTCAGGAATCTAAAGGTATGTCGTTTGAAGATATGCTGATAAAATCAATTACTCCCGAACAGCTTAAAGCTTGTATTGGAAAAGGTAAGGGAAGTAACTTTACTATTGCTGACATTAATCCTGCCAGTCTTTTCAAGGCTGACATGACAGCATCTACAAACCTGACATACGGGACATTCGCTAACTCGGTTCCTGAGCCGTTCAGAACACCGGGCGTTGCAAAGGCACCCGATAGAGCCGTATCAATTCTTGACATGGTTTCCATTGGTCAACTTGCAGCTAATCAGCCTCGTTTAACATGGGTAGAAAGATCGGCAAGAACAGCCGGAGCTGCTGCACGTAATGAAGGTGCTATCATGGGCAACTCTGATTTCACCTACATTAGCCGGTCAACAGATGTGCAGAATATCAGTACATACGTCAAGACGACTAACGAATCCCTTGAATATTGGGATCAGCTTCTGAGTGAAATAAGAATGGAACTTGTTCCTATGCTTCAGAGAAAACTTGATGACGATCTGCTTACCGGTGACGGCGCCGCTCCGAATCTCGCAGGTATTACCACCCTGGTAAATGCTTATACCTACACCGGGCTTAACACAACTGTCCCGGAACCATCAACGGCAGATGCAATTTATGCAGCTCTTACCCAGGTTTATGTAAATCAGTACAGACCTAATGGTATTCTGATGCATCCTACCGATGTGGCTAAAATGAATTTAATGAAGGATAAGAACAATCAATATGTTCTTCCTCCGTTTATGGCTGCTAACGGACTGGCTATTGACGGCATCCCTGTAAAAGTAAACACTGGCATTACTGCTGGTTACTTCTTACTTGGCGACTTTACCAAGGCCTCTGTATGGTTCCGCAAGGGAATTGATATTCGTATTTGGGATCAGAACGACACTGACCCGATCTATAATTACAAAACCATCACCGCGGATATGGCTGCTGCTTTCAAAGTACCGACAGTCAATTATGATGCTTTTGTGTACGATCAAATTTCTGATGTAATCACTGCAATAACAAAATAAGGATATGAAAAAGATACTTTTTATTTTCGCATTTATCCTTTTTGCTTTCACACTGAATGCACAGGATCAGATCATTTCAGGCTATGGACTGAAAGGTGTTACTAATGCTTCGGCATCCAAAAAGACGGTTGCATATAATTATGTATATAAGGTCAATGTTCAAAATCCTTATTACTATGCCTACACTGTCAGACAGAATGATGAAGGTGGTTCCCCGGCCAACAATACGACTACTGCTTATTTTCAGGGATCTGTTGATGGAACAAACTACACTAATATTGACACTATATCTTATGCGGGCAGTTCTACTTATCAGATTTCAACTAATATGATAACATCAGCGCCGATAAGTTATACATATCTGAGGTTTAATATTACTCCCTCGGATACTATTTGGATAAAATCAATTTGGCTGAATGTTTTGCCAGTGAAATAAATTAATCCGAAGAGGGTTGAAATATACCCTCTTCTTTAAAACTTTTAATATGTTAGTACCAGTAAAATTTAAAGTAAAATCAGATTTCGGAGCCAAAGGCGAAGAAAGAAATGTAACCGAAAGGGCTGCCGCTCAGTTTCTTAAAAAGGGTTTTATTGAACCTTTTCAAGTGAAAGAAGAAAAACAGGAACTTGAAACAAAGGAAGAAAAAGAAGTTCTTGAGACCAAGGAAGAAAAACAGGATGTTAAAGTAACTAAGGCACCTGTTGAAGAAATTGCAAAAGAAAAACCCATTAAAGAGGTTAAAGGAAAGAAAGAAGTTAAAGTAACTAAAGCACCAAAACTGTAATGCAGGTAAGGATCAAAACAGGTCAGTCATTAACCGAACCGGTAACGACAGCAGAATTTAAAACATTCTCAGGTTATCCGGGTACGGATCAGGACACATTGATCGCATCTATGATTACGGCAGCCAGGGAGTTCTTGGAAAATGAAACCGGCCTTTCGTGCATCTCTAAGGTATATGAGGCGGAATTTGACCGATGGGATATGATAAGTGATGATCTCACGAGGGTTGGATATTCTGGGTATGATGATGGATGGTTCAGGCTGCCGTTTTCTCCTGTAACGGTTATCACTTCCGTTGCACTTGGAGGAGTAACAACAACCTATTCTCAACGTGGTTTAAAAATTGTTGAGATACATCCTGACGTGGTTGTTCAGACAGGGACAGCAAATAACATCCTCGCTGTTGAATTTACAGCAGGAGAAGCAAACACACAAATTAAGAACGCTATTTTAAGAATCGTTCTTGATGCATTTAATAACAGGGAAGATTATACCGGCATATCACTCAGCTCAGTATCTTTTGATACTCAACGAATGATAGCCAATTTAAGCACGAATACAGGGTTTTAAATTAATATATACAACAATGAATAATATTCACTTTTTACAGGCAATGTTTGGGGGTAAAAATGGGGGTGTAAACATAGCCTCTGGTACTGATGATGCAACTTATAATTATATAATTGCTGAATCGGGTGTAACATTCACAGTATTAACAGATGATGAAGATACTGATTTGCTTACTGCAAAAAATCTATCAGCAGTAGCATTAACAGCCGAGAGGATTTTAAGTGCTGGCACTGGACACACAATAAAGGCTTTGACTTTCTCCGGAGGGTTGGTTTGGGGATATACTTTTGAAACTTCAACAATATAAGACATGAGCGCACAATCAGTAAGGGTAATCACAGACTTATCAGTCGATTACAAAATAAAAGGAACAGAAGACACTATTGTCTTTAATGATTCAACAAACTTGGCAGCAAGTTTTGAACTTGGACGGGCAAACGGGGATGGGCGACAGTTTATGTTAAAAAACATCGGAACCTGCACAGTAACATTAACACCCGAAACGGGAGAGGTAATATTTTCAACTTCTGAAGAGTTGACAAAGATTCTATACACAGGAGAGAGTGCTATAATTACAGACTATGCTGCTGAAAAATGGATATTTGCTTCTTATGAATTTGAGATAACACCACTTGCCGAAGGAGGAACTGGAATTGAAGTATCAGGAGTTAACCATATTTTTTATGTTGATGGCGCAAGAACTGATACTTATACGGCTGATGGATCTATACTTCGACCTTATACTACAATTCTAGCAGCTCAAAATGCTGTTAATGCATTGTCTGTAAATCTACTCGACAGTGCTGCTCATTTTGAACTTTGTAAGTTCATTATAAACATAGCACCAGGCAAATATACTGACAATGTGGCCGTATCAACTGTCCGCTATCTTCGATGGAACATGGAAGGTGTGGAAGTATCTGGTAATGTTACTATCACTCAGAATCAATTAGGCATTACAGATTACTATGGTAAGGTTGAATTTGTCGGAGGTATGGGAAATAGGCCATACAGGGGGAATTGTGGACTATTCTCAGGTACTATCACTTTCTTAAAAGATGCTTTTAATTCATTAGCCTATGATGCTTTTGTTGGTTGTAATATTACGGGGAATCTTCAATATGGTACTTCAACTGCCGACACTCACGGGACATGGGTGCTTTGCCTTTATAATTCCTATTTTGGTGATGGCACTAAATTTATATCAGCATATCTTACTGATGCTACTGAGCATGTAATGATAGAAGGTTATGGCTACAATAAAATTCTTTCACATATAGCCAAACAGGACGGATCAGCCACTAAGGTTACGATATATGATTGCAATAATACTTATTTTGATCTTATTAATTCAACACCTCTTGAAAGTGGAGTTGTTAAAAATTGTACTTTTAATAGTACCACTTCAATAGTTGCTGTAAAAACTTTAAGCATTGACAATAATTCATATAAAAGTTTAAGAGCTGTCACTCCGACATTAACAGGAATGACAATTACTCTGCTAGATGACTATCTGCCTAATCCTAATTGTGTTTATTATATTGATGGGAATAGGACAGATATTTACACGGCAAATGGATCGGCAGCCAGACCATTCTTAACTATTGATGCTGCCCTTACCGTTATCGCTGCTGATGTAGCTGTTCATGTAGCTGCCAATACTTACGATCAAGCTAATTATGTTATTGATGTAGCACAGGGAACATACGATGAGGCACTTGCAATTGGTAATGTAAAGAATTTAAGATTTAATCTTCATGGAGCAACCATTTCGGGGAATATAACTTACACAACGACAATGGTAGGCGGTTCGGCTGATTACTACTATTCCAGACTTGAATTTTGTGGGGCAATTGGTAACAGACCAGAAAAAGGAACTGCCGGAAGGATAACTGGGACTATAACAGGCACAAGAAATAACGACTCATTATGTTATGTTGCTTTCTCAGGGATTGACCTTAAAGGAAATATAGCATTTAATACTAATGGCACATGGGTAGTTGCTATGCATAATTGTTTCTTTGGTGCAATACTTTCAGCCGGAAATTCAGCACTGGTTCTTCTGGAGACAACCGGTCATAATATCTTTTCAGACAACGTAACGCCTGGCAAGATCGCCGCTGCCGCTGATGGTACTTCTGTAACAGCAGTCAGTCTTTATAATTGTGACAATACAGAATTTGCTCTTATTAATATTTCGAATGCTGCCGGATCAAGAATAACGAACTGTTCTTTTAAAACAGGCGCAGCGGTAACTGTAACAGGAGGAACGCTATCAATAGATTCAAATTCTTACAGATCATTGATGACACAAACTCCTACACTTACAGGAGCCACAATAAAACAACTAGATGAAATTCCGGCAAATACAAGGGTATGGGATACTGTGGTAACACTTCAATCAGTTATAGATTCTATAACCGATATGTCGGCTACTAAGCCATATACAATTATTGTTCCTCCTGGATCTTATACCATTGGAACTATTGCTTTAAAACCGTGGGTTAATTTAAAAGGTTTTGGTGGTCGGGGGCGTATGACAATATTTAAAAATGGGGCATTAAATCTTTTAGATGCTTCTATCCCTGCAAGTGGAGTTCATCGTTTTCGCATGGACGGGATAAGATTAGAAACTTGTCCTGTAACTTTCGTTTGTACTACAAATGGGAAGACATTGCTCCCTGTCATGGATGATTGTCCTTGTAACAGTAATTCTCCAATAGTTTCAACCGGAGAAGCATACGGAGCAGCTACCACAATGATTAACCTTGAATTAAGGAATATGAACATTGACAAAAATACCTCAGCTCAAATGTTCACTTATACGAGACTTTCTGCATGGAACTGTTCTTTACTCGGATTGTATTTTACCTCATCTGATGCTTATTTCTTCGGGTGTGATATTTCTTCTGCTTGTAATGTAGTTAATGCTGGAGCAGATGGTGGATGGTTTGAATTTAATGGCTGTAAAATTGATACTATGGCCCTTAATGATCCAACTTCAGAAAGCACCCTTGCTACTCTTTGTGGAGGAGGTAATGAAAATGTACAGGTGTTTGGAACAATACATGGGGCAACTGCACCGAGTTCTTTGACAAACTGGGATAGATTTCAACCCAGTACTCTTTATTTTTGTCATTCAGATTCAAAACTATATGTAAAAACAGGAGAAGTAGGAACTAATACATGGACATCACAAACTTAATTTTAGAATGCGAGTAGGTCAGTTAAATAGAATAATTAGTATTTCGACACTTACAACCACAATGGATGCAAGTGGCGATGTAACAGAAACGTGGGGAACTGCCGTGACGGTACGGGCAAAAGTTACTCAGGTTGATGGGACTCGCTATTTAACCGAAGGAGAATTAATTGACCGTGCTGTTTACAAAATAGAGTGCTGGGATAATAATTATTCTGACAATATTAAAATAACATACGGAGCATTAACGCTTTATCCGATCCGTCCGATAACAAGAAATCCAGGTACTTCAATGTTGAATGAAATAACAATACTTGCAGCTACAAAAAAATGAACTTTATAGGAGCAGAAATATCGGGTGTAGAGAATTTGATAAGCGATTTTAAAGGCTACGAGAAAGAGGCCGTAAAGGCTATTGATATGGCTGTTAAGGAAACTGCTGCAAACATTGAATCTGATGCAAAAAAACGATTAAGAGGTATGTTTGGAAGTGCTAAACATTGGATCACTGGAAGACTTGCAGCTTCTATTTATAATCGTAAAGTAAAGGACATGGAAAAAGTTGTCGGGACTGATGTCGAATATGCTCCATATATTGAGTTTGGAACCGGGGACATGGTATTTGAAAATTTCGATTTTGATAAAGAAGCCAAAGGTGTTGCTGCTGATTTTAAAGGTAAAGGAATCCGAAAAGTAAACATTAAAGGGGATTCTTTTCTGAACTGGGCAGCTGTTAATCAACAGGAAAAACTTGTTGATAGAATAGAAAGTAACCTGAACAAAATAAACAGATGAGTGTAACATTTGATGAAATAGGATACGAACTGATAGATGGGATTTATGATGTCTTGAATACATATACTACTTATGGAGGTATTACTTATCCTGTTTATAAATCTATTCCGAAAACACCTGCATCAGTATATATTTTTATCGGGAACATTGTAGAACTTGAGAATGGGACAAAAGATACTTTTATGTACGAGGGTACTGTTCAGATTCATGTCATTGATTCGTCCAAAGAAAGAGGTGATTTAAAACTTGCTCAGGGATTAATGGGTGTAATCAGGCAAAAGTTAAAACCAACACGGGCAACTACTTTTTCTATTGGTACATATACGTTGATAGTTTTTGATCCTGAAAGTTCAACAGTAATGACTGGCGAAGAAATAGGAATAAGTAAAATACGAATTGTGGATTTATATAATTTTTTAATACAGTAATTTTGTATCTTTATAATATGAAAATTTCAGGTATATATCAGATACAAAGTAAAATAAAACCGGAAAGGATTTATATTGGCAGTGCTGTTAATATTAATAGGCGGTGGGTAGATCATTTAACAAGACTGAAAAGGAATATACACGAAAATAGTAAAATCCAAAGACACTTTAACAAGTATGGTAAAAATGATTTTATTTTTTCGATTTTAATAGGATGCGACAAGGCTGACTTAATTTCTACTGAACAATTCTTTATAGATTCTTTAAATCCGTGGTTTAATGTCCGTAAAATAGCAGATAGTAATTTAGGGATAAAAAAACAGCCACATACAGAAGAAGCAAAAGAAAAAATGAGAAAGGCTAATTTAGGTAAAATCCCGTGGAATAAAGGCAAAAAGGGCATATATTCTGATGCTACCTTAAAACTAATGAGTAATGGAAGAAAGAACAAATCTCATTCTGAAGAAACTAAACAGAAAATGAGAGAAAAATCAATACTTAATAAAAGCGGAGATCGATTGCCTTCATTTAAAGGAACTCATTATTCTGAAGAAAGAAAGCAGCAATGTAGAGACGTTTGGGTAAAAAGAAAATTAAATAAAATTTGTGTAAATTAAATAAAGAAAGGAAATAAATTATGGCAAGTGTGAACGGAACCCTGTATGCTATATTTAGCACGGCCGGAACGATTGCAACCGCAACCGCTTCAACCGATAAAATATATAGCTGTAAGTCTGCAACTTTTAAATGTGATGTAGACTTACCGGATGTGAGTACAAAAGAGTCTGCCGGGTGGGCAGAACATCTATCCGGAATAAAATCAGCTTCGGTTGATTTTAGCGGAATATGGGATGAAGCAGGATCTGCAACGGCATTAACCGCCGCTGAAATACTTGCTTTAATTATAGCGGGTAATACTAAGCGTAAGTTTGCTTTTGTTCCTGCTGCTTTAGGAACGACTATCCCGGGATGGAAATTTATGGGTTCCTTCAAAGGGATGCAGTTAGGTACAGATATGGAAGTCGGATGTACTTTTTCAGGGTCTGCCGTTGCGAGTGGTGCAGTAACTTTATTTGATGCGTAATGGCCGCCATTAACGGAACGGTTGTACTTTTATATTCAGGAGGACAGCCAATAGCTATGCAGAAGGGTCTGTCTATCGGATTAGATGTTGACCTTTCGGATGCTACAAATAAAGAGTCTGCCGGGTGGGCAGAACATCTAACAGGACTGATGAACGCAAAGATAGATTTCAATGCTTTGTTTTCTACCGGTTTAATGTCTGACACGCCTGCCGTCTTGTCTGCCAAAGATTTGATGGATTATATTCTCAATCAAACAAACCTGTTAGTGTCTATTCTTGGAGGCGCATTTCCAATTATTGGGGAAGCTGATTTATCTTCTTTATCTTTTGATGCCCCATTGGAAGGCGCAATGACATTATCGGGAAGTTTAAAGATTAATGGTGCCTTATATCCTTTAACTGGGACGATGGCACAAATGATTACTGATCCTGATGAAGGAGGAACTTCTTCTGAGTACGATATACATACAGTTAGCGGTACTGCTTTTACATCGCTTGTGAATAGTGCTGGGGACGCTGCCGCTGAGAGCAATGTTATTTCAGTAGCAGATACCGGAATTTATAAGTTTGTTACTTACTTGACAGTTAATTCCGGGCAAGTCCCGACAGTAGGAATTTGGGACAATACATCTGCTTATATTTCCAATACTCAGGCATTAGTTGCCGGGTTGAATTTTATAACTCTGACAGCAACATCAACGGATGCTTCTGCATCATTGAGAATATCAAATACAGAGGCTTGTGATTTAGTTACTACACCGATATATTTATTCAAAGTAGGATGAAGTTAGCGTTTAAACGGCTTGGTTTTGGTTTTACAGAGAAAGAAGTTGAGATAACTTTAAAGATCGCAACGCTTGAGGCTTTGTGTAAGGACTTAAATATTGAGTTCTGGCAGATAGGGCAACAGGCAAAAAATAGTGACTTTGATTTTCGTTTGGAGTTACTTTGGCAGGGATATTTAACAGCTTGTAAAGATCGTTACGAAAAGCCAAAATACGGTAAAGAGAAAGCTATCATCTGGAATGAATATTTAAGTAAAGAGGCATTAAAGGAGTTTACCGAAAAGACTAATAATCTTTATGGTGAAATTTCAAAGATGTCAGGAGTTAAAAAAAAAGCAAAAGCAAAGTAACATTTGCTCAGTTACGTTCTTTCGCACTTGGAGAATTAGGTTGGTCGCTTGATCGTTATTTGAACTCTACTATTTACGAATTTAATGAAGCAGCGGGTGGGTTTAATCGGAAACGTGAAAGGGAAATTTGGGATTTACGTGAAATACTTTGGCAGATGATACAAGGCAATCCGCATATAAAACCAGAAACGAAGCCAAAGATTAAAAGTGATATTTTCAAATTAAGTTCTGATGAGGTTAAGAAGAAAGTTAAAAGAACTCCGAAAGTGACAGCAAGCGAAATAAAGGTTTTTGAAGTTTTAAACTATAATAAAAAATAGCATAATCATGTCATTTTTGAGAGATTTAATAATTCGCATAAAGGGTGATAAAACACAACTCGACAGCACTTTAAAGGGCGCTGAAGGGTCTGTCAGTAAATTTGGTATGTCTATTGGCAAACTTGCTGGTATTATTTCCGGAGTTGCTATTACTGCTTTTGCTACACTTGTAAAAGTAATGAAAAGCACCGAGGGAACAATGGACACCCTCGATAAAATCACTTCTACTTTTAAAGGTGGTTTCCAAGGATTAATGCGCACTATCGCTACGGGTGACTGGGGTGGGCTTATTGATAATATTACTAAAACGGCAAAGGCTTACAGGGACTTAAAAATAGCTCAGGATCAGATGGCAGACGTTGAAGCCTCAAATGTTTTAAAAAAGTCATATTTAGAAAAAGACTTACAATCCGCAAGGATAGCCGCCGCTTCGGCACAAGACCCCGCATTAAAGGCTCAATATTTACAGGAAGCCATTGCTGCACAAAAAGCTATTACAGAGATTAATTTAAGCGAAATAAAGACTCGTATAGAAGATTATGAAAAATCTTATAAAACGCTTGCTGGATTTGATGATGAGGCAACTGCTTTGATGATTCAAAATTTTCGTAAAATAGCAGGTAATTATGAGGCTTTTTATGGTAAGGATGGTAAAAAGGGACAATTAGTATTACTTCAATTACAAAAGGAAGGACTTGCTTATAAAGATCAATTAGGGATTCTTACTGATGTAGAAAAAGCTCAATATAATCAAGTTCGTGCTGCTGTTGCAAACCTTGAGGTATTTAAGGAATTTAGGGATAATTTAAAGCCAGAGGAGTTTAATGATTATATAAAATTACTTGGTTCATGGAACGATGCAATAGCAGCAGGAGATCAATCATTAATAAGGCTGACCACTTCATTAAACGCCACAGACAAGGCACTTAAAAAAGTGGCTACGATCCATAAAATAAAACTTGACATTCCAAGTCTTGAAGAATTAAATAGTTTTAATGACCAAATATCAAATATATTAACTGGAAAAAGTGCGAAAGAAAACAAATTACAACTTGCCCCCACTACTACAAAAATGCCAAAAGTGAATGATGCACAACAGGCATGGGTTGACTCATGGAAACAAGCAACAGACGAAGTGACATCATTAATATCCGATGCATTTATTGGACTTTGGGAAAGTATCGGAAGTGGTTCATTTGAAGGGTTTGGGGATGAGTTGCTTTCTTCATTCGGTCGTTTTATAGCTTCATTTGGTAAGATGTTAGTTGCTATGGGTAGTTCTATGTTACTGGCTTTGACTTTGATGAAAGTTCCGTCTATTCCCACAGCCTTGGCTGCTATTGCTGCCGGAGGAGTTGCAATGGCAATAGGAGGGTTAATGATGGGAATGGCAAATAAGCAGGCTAATAATATGACAGGTGGTAGTTCTGGAAGCAGTTCTTATTCCGGGCAATCATCTCAAAGAATAATTGTCGAAGGACGAATCAGGGGTAAAGATATTTGGATAACTAATAGGCGTTATGCCGAAGATAACTAAAGATAATAATGGCTTTTGGCACGAAATATCGCTGTGAGTTCAAAGACATAAAAGGTCTTGATTGGAAAGTTCTGATTCAGGAAGATCCCGACCCCGGAACTATTATTGATTTGGTTGCAACTGGCGATCCTTTGAAATTTGAATTTAATTCTGACAGTGATGATTATAATGACCCGATAAAAACTTCTAAAGCTGTTATAAATGTTTGGTCGCAAACTGATTTTGCATTAACGAGTTTGTATTCTGATGAAGATTTTCATTATAAAGTTTTGATTTATAACGGTGCCGCAGGAACGAATCTTTACTGGTCTGGATATATCGTAACGGGACAATACAGCGAACCTTATGACTGCCCTCCTTATCCCGTTAAAATAATTGCTATTGATGGACTTTCATATTTAAAGGATACGCTTTACAAGTATGAAACGGCCACTCCGGATGATACTTATTATAACGGGCGGATTTTAGAAAGTCAAATCATTTTAGACATTCTTGGCAAAATCCAAATTACCGGATTTACAGAATATGTAAATATTTATGAAAGCACGATGCTATCTACTGTTGATGATTCGCCAATGGATCAAATTAAAATAGATGTAGATGTTTTTAAAGATATGTATTGTGATGAAGTATTAATAAATATTCTTTCGAAATATAATGCTGTTATTCGATATGCAAACGGAGGTATTGTTATTTACCGTCCTGATGAATTAATTCAGGCAACCGTATATGGCCGTATTTTTACGGCTGCAACAACAAAAACATCTACAAGTTACGCTCCTCTGCAGTATATTAACAGATCGACAAATGCTTCTGATTTAAGACAAATGCCGGGCAGCGAAATCATGGTTATATCCCCGGCAAAAAAGATAACGTTAAATCAGAATTATGGGAATAAAGAAAGTTGGTTAGATAACTGGAAATTTGATCCCGATAAGTTTATAGATAATGGTGCTTTTTTGTATGATGCTGAAAGTTGGACACGACAAGCAATACCTACTCCTGCTATTTATCCTGCAAACTATGCAATCCCGTCTGAAGCAGAGGGAATTTTTATAGGGCCATATAATGCTTATCCTGATTTATTGTCTTATATATGGCAGGAATTTGGAGACAATATTGTGGCAGGTGCAGAAACTGAACTATTTGGATTTGAATTTGAATATCAATGGATAAGTACAAAAGGGTCAACAGCAGCAAGTCAACATTTTCGTTTTAGTATAGAAAATACAGCAGGGACTAAATATCTGGAAGAAGAAGCAAATAAAACTTTTTGTAACTGGACAGGATCAGTTAACCGAATGTTGATTGACGAAGATGTACCGGATGGCAATTCGGGATGGAAACTATGGGAACGTACCATAAAAGGATTTGATTTAGCAGGACCATATAGAATTAGGTTTTATTGTCCCGATAGTGCAGAGCCTATTGGTATGTTGATTCGTAATGTAAAGATATTTGCCTCCACGAACAATAGAAATTTAAAAACATTAAAAAGAAAATTTTTTCAAAGATTTTCCGGGAACATGTACGGAGAATATCAGATCAGTAAAAAACATTACCAGGTAGTTGTAGCAAATGAAGAAACGGATATTGTTGAAAAAACATACATAATTCAAAATGCCATTAATGG